ATTAATTTCTCTCATTTTCTCAACGGTTTAATCATCATCAACATTCTTTTACCTTCCAATTTTGGTAAATTTTCAGCTATACCTATAGTTGCTAATTCATTAGCAAATTTTAATAAAATTAGTTCACCTTTTTCTTTGTAAGTAATCTCTCTTCCTTTAAAAAATACAGAAACTAAAACCTTATCATTATTAGATAAAAAGTTTTTAGCATGATTTAATTTAAAATTAAAATCATGATCATCAGTATTAGGAGTTAATCTAATTTCTTTAATATCAGATTGACTTTGTTTTTGTTTTTTCTTTTGTTCTTTGTCTTTCTTCTTTTTATCAAAAAGAAACTTTTGATAATCAATAATTTTACAGATAGAAACAGAACCATTTTTTGAAATTTCTACTAAATCTAACCCCATGTCTTCTGCTATTTTTATAGCGGTCTTTGTATCTACTTCACCAGGAGTTACATTTTCACCAACAAGTCTTACTTTTGAATCTCTGATTAAATAATTAACCCTGTGCTGTACTTCTCTTTTATTCATCTATTTTTTTATTTTTTGGTTTTTAGGATATAAAGTAAAATCCAAATAAAGTTTATCAAACAAATCATTCGAAAAATATTTATCTAATTTTAATTTATTATATGGATCTGTATTCTTCATTTCCTGTACTAATTTATTTAAGTCTTTTATTTTAAGTAAATATTTCTTAGCTTTATATCTATCTATTTTATTTTTAAGTAAATATTCAACTAATTTTTGCCATAAAAAAACTTTATGACCTTTTTGTATCATATCTAGTGCCTTACGAACACCTACATTATCTTGATCAAAAAAGAATTGTAATTGTAAATCCTCTGACATAAGAAATTCCATTTCGTCAATACTATTAAGACCAATAGCACCAATTGAATTCGGGAAAAACACACTATCTAAATAACCTTCAAAAATAGTTACAGGCTTATCCCAATCAACATTTAATATATTATAAAAATTTGAAATTTTATTATAAGACACCGCTTCAATTTCATCAAGAGGATCATCTGGATGTAACATATTATGTAACTTCTCAAAATTAAATGTTTTGAACATTCTTTTTTCACCAGACTTTAAATTTCTGATTTGTAAACCTAATACCTTTTTTCCTGATTTATTCAATAATACTATTACTTTTTCTTTCCATTTTGGCGTAACCGAATACTCCGCTTCATATATATTTTCAAAATTATCTATTAATCTTTCAAATTTCAAATATTGATATGCCGCAGAGTTATGTTTTATCGGTGAAAACTTTGAAAATTGAGTAGATGGATTATTATTAAATGAGTCTATAAGAAAATCTATATCGATTAATCTATCAAGTTTTTGAATAACAAAATTATCTTCTTTCTTATACCTAATATTAGTATCTATATAATTATAAATATCTAATTTCTTTTGAAGATCCAATTCTATACCAAATTTTTTCATTAGTGTTGTAAAAGACATATTACAATTTTCGTTATAACATATTTTAAACATATTTTTAAAATAAAGATGAGATCGCTTCTTTGAAGGATCTTTTTCTGAATCTAAACATGTCTCACAGGCGTATTGTATGCTATCTGGGTGAACTTTAATTATTCGTTTTTTTGGATCTGTATGTACTTTATTAACAAGTTCCTGGATTTTAGATTTTATATAATCTCTGTCTAATTCTTCTACACTCATATAAATTGTGATTAATATAAAAATTATAGATATTTTAAAAAAGAAAGTTTATCTAAAATATTTTCATCATATCTTATTATAATTAACTTAATATTATTATTTTCACAATAAACACGTTTAATTTGATCTCTTTGCTGTTGTTCCAAAAATAATAATTCGCCTCCGAAAAAATCTATTGGATGATAATGCTGCTTTCCATTATATTCAATACAAATATTATAATTTACTAAATAAAAATCAAAAGACAATAATTTTTTATATTTACAATCTTTAAATTTTTTATTTCTTTTAAATTTGATATTATTTCTTTCAAATAAAATTCTTATTTCTTTTTCACCTTGACTTTCATTACATATTGGGCAACCAACGCCCTTCATATGATGATTTGGAGTTTGTTCAAATATAATATTATGTATCGGGCATTTTATTTTGACTTTTGTTTTTACATTTATAAATTTAACTAATTTATAATTATATTTAAAATTATGAACTTTATTTGAAGTTGATAAAAATATATCCAAATTTAATTTTTTAGTTTTACCACATCTTCCACAACCTTTACCCTTACCAAACACATGATTACTTGGCTTTTGTTCAAATACTCCATGCACATGGCATATAATTTTAACCTTTGATTGAGAATTTTTATAATCAACTAATGAATAATCATATTTATTATTATGAATTTTATTTGATTCTACTATAAATGATTTTTTATCTACAACTATATTCTTTGGGTCTTTAAGTTTGCCACATATTAAGCAACCTCTCCCTGTTACATGCATATTTGGTTGTTGCTCAAATATTCCATGCTCATGACATATAATTTTAACTTTTGATTGAGAATTTTTGTAATGAACTAAAGTATAATCATATTTATCACCATGTACTTTTTTTGCTTTTTCTATAAAAATATTTTTTGTTGATGTTTTATTAATTATTGCACATTTTGGACAACCAACACCCTTCATATGTGAAGCTGTTTGTTGTGAAAATAATCCATGTTCTTTACAAATAATATCAATCTTTTTTTGACAACCAATATAATTTGATTGCGAATAATCATATTTATCTCCATGAACTTGCTTAGCTTTTTCTATAAATTCTTCAGTTGTTCTTTTCATAATATTATTTTCTTATTTTTCAATTGCTTTTTTATTTCAGAACTTTTACATATTTCTTCTATTATGCAATTTTGTATAAATTTCGATCTATTAGCAATTGTTTCATTTATAATATTTAAAATATCAGCATCTAATGATATTGAAAATGTTATTTTCTTTTTTTCTATATTTCTTCTCATACTAAATTTATTTTTATAATATATATAAATATATTAAAGTCAAAAAATATCAATTTTACAACAATTTTTACTTAAACATCTTATAATGAGTAATATAAATAAAAATAAACTTTTAATTATTTTTAAATTATATTAAAGAAAAATTAACAATGAGAAAGAAAGTACCCGAAGAAAAGAAAAGAAAAACTGTATCTATTGCTATAAATCCAGAAGTTTATGAATTATGGAAAAAATATTGTTTAGAGAATAGCATAGAAAATTATTCTGAATACATTGAAAAAATAATAATTGATAAAATTAAAAATAATTCACTGTAGATATTTCAAAGTTATTTTTTGCATAAAGAGCCGTTTTCCAGTCCTTTTTGTAAAAAATCACTCTAAATTAAATGTAAAATACTCTTTGCAGCGGCTACACAAGATTCCACATCAGATTTACAATATGTTTTAATTTTTTCTAAATCTTTAGTAATCCAAAAATTATGATGCACATCTTTACCTGTAATTATTGATTTAGGACTATCCAAACCTAATGTGTAAAGCATTTCATCAAATGACACATTTTCTAAAGTTCCAAAATTTTTCCAAACATCAGCCAAATCAACAACATTCATATCCCATGGTTTTTTATTAAATGTTTGTAATACTTTTGGTATTGTTAAATTATATTTTAAAAATTTTCGATTTAACCACGGAATATCAAATCCTTTAATATAAAAACCACAAACACCAAATAACGTCTTATTTGACACATCAGTGAATATTTTTTGTACCCTAGTAATTATAAATTCTTCATTTTCATCACATATAGATGTAGTTTTCACCTCATCATTTTTAATCATAGATATTGATACACAAACTACTCTACCAAATTCTGGCATCAATGGAGATTTATTAAGATATACCTGATCAGGATCAAGTTTCCAATCTGAAAAATTTTCAGATTTTCTTTCAAGTATCCTCATGAAAAGATCATACCCACGAATATCATTTGCCTTTAATGTACTCAAATCTTTATAAAATCCGGCAGTTTCAATATCAAAATACACTAAATCTTTATAGTTCATTTCTTTTTACGTTTCTTAGGTTTTTTTATTTCAAGTTTAGGCACGATATCATGTTCTTTTTTCCATACATTTATATCTAACCCTTTTTCATTAGCAATAGATTTCATCTCTTCCAATGAAGAAAATTTATTATATCTAATACCATTTTCTAAAAGCATAATAAAATAATCTACATATTCTTTTTCCATAAAAATTATATAATAAAAAAGTGTTTTTGTTTTTAATAAAATTATCACATAATAAACAAATATCACTTTTTATTCTATATAAAAATAAAATTATGATAGGATCAATAGCAGGAGATATAATTGGCTCAGCTTATGAGTTCAGAAATTGGAAAGGTGAAAAAAATGATTTTCCACTTTTTTCAGATATATCTGTATTTACAGATGATACAGTGCTTTCTGTTGCTACAGCAGATTGTGTACTTAACAACTTAGATTTCACTATAACATATCAAACTTACGCAAGAATGTTTAGACATGCTGGATATGGTGGATTATTTAATAGATGGATAGATTCTACTGATCCCCAGCCTTATAATAGTTTTGGTAATGGCTCTGCAATGAGAATAAGTCCAATTGGGTTTGCTTACAGCACATTAGAAGAAACTTTAGAAATGGCTAAAAAAAGTGCAGAAGTTACACACAATCACATTGAAGGAATTAAAGGCGCACAAGCAATAGCATCTGCAATGTTTTTAGCAAGAACGGGCAAAAGTAAAGAAGAAATTAAATTATTTATAGAAAATGCGTTTGACTATGATCTTAATAGAACAATTGCTGAAATTAAACCAATATATAAATTTTATGCAACTTGCCAAGGATCTGTACCAGAGGCAATAATATGCTTCTTAGAAAGCACAGATTATGAATCTTGTATAAGATTAGCTATTTGGTTAGGTGGTGATTGTGATACAACATCATGTATGGCTGGTGGTATTGCACAGGCTTTTTATGGCGATATATCAGAAAATATAGCAGCTAATGCATATAAATTATTGGATAGTAGATTATTAGAAATTGTTATTCAATTTAACAATAAATATAATTTAAAATGAATAAAATATTAGTTTTAATAGGTTCTCATAGTGTAGGTGATACAATATGCGCAATACCAACCATTAAACATCTTAGTAAAATTTATGATACTAAGATTCGTGTTTTTACCTATCAAACAGAATTACTAAAAAATTATCCATATATAACATTATCAGACAATTATAATGTAGTGGAAAATGAATTGCTTATAGAGACTTTTAGACCCGATTTATTCGTTCACACAAGAACTGACATAAGACAATTACATGCTATAAGTGCAGGTTTTCAATTACTACCAAATGAAATGGAAATTGATTTTTATCCAGATCCTTATGAACCAATTGAAAATCTACCAGAAAATTACATAGTAATACATCCTTCAAAAACTTGGCCATCTAGAACTTGGGAAAAAGAAAGATGGCAAGAACTTGTAAATAAATTAAATAGCATTAATATTCCAGTTGTTGTAGTAGGTAAAGATTCTAGTGAAACTGGCACTTATCATATTCAAAAACCAGTTTATGAATTAAATATAAAAAATGGTTTAAATCTAATTAATAAAATAAATATACATCAAACTTGGCACGTATTAAATAAATCTTCAATAATTATAACAATGGATTCAGGTATACTACATTTAGCAGGAACAACAGATTCACATATAATACAACTAGGAAGTTCTATAAATCCATTCTTTAGAGCTCCATATAGAAAAGGTACACAAATTTATAAATTTTCATACATTTTAGGTAATTGTAGTTTATTTTGCTCATCAGATATGAAATATAATATAGGACATAACGGTAATCATAAAATTATGCCTCCAGTGGCATTTTGTCTTGAAAAACCAGAAACAATAGGACAAGATATAGATCCAGATCCTAATTTATATCAATGCCATCCAACAGTTAATCAAGTTTTTCAAGAAGTTATAAAAAATTATAAATTTCCAACCAATGGTAAAATTTTTTTATAAAAAGCAAATAATGTTATTAATAATTTCATTATTATCTATATCATCATATTCACAAAAAAGAACATATGATAATATAGATATGATTTTTAATTTTGGAAGCTCTAGTACAAATGATTTAAGTATATTAGCAGCGGGTAGAATTCATAATAATATGTACTTATGCATAGATTATGGTCAAAATTTAAGAATAGATAAAAGAAACGCACTGATGGGAATCGGATTAGGCTCAAATAAAGCAGTAATACTATTAAAAATAGGTCAAAATTATACTAATTTTGAAATACCTAAAAAACCTCATAGTGAACTAGATTATGGTATAGAATATTTATGGATTCTTGATAGCACCAAAAAAATAACATTATGTTACGGACTCTGTTATACAAAATATACAGGTGTTCAATTTAAATTAGGTACAGCATTTTAAAATAAATTAAAAAATGATAATAAAAAATAAAAAAGCTACGTTTGAATATTCTATACTTGATCAATATGTTTCGGGTATAGTTTTAGTTGGCACAGAAATTAAATCAATTAAAAAAGGTAAAGCTTCTCTTGTAGATAGTTATTGCACTTTTACAGGTAATGAATTATTTTTAATCAATTCACATATAGATGAATATGAATTCGGTAATCAATTCAATCATGATCCAAAAAGACAAAGAAAGTTATTACTCAAAAAAAAAGAACTTAGAAAAATCAAAAGAAAAATAACAGAAAAAGGTTTGACTATAGTGCCATTAAACATGTTTATTAATGATAAAGGACTATGTAAAGTAACTATCTGTGTAGCAAAGGGTAAAAAACTGTACGACAAAAAAATTGCAATAAAAGAAAGAGATATAAAACGAGAATTACAGAGATATTAGTTTTTTATTTCAAAAATTATTTGTATCTTTGTATAAAGGATAAATAATATGAAAAAGATGAAAAATAAACCGATTGTATATTGTGATATGGATGGAGTTTTGTGTAACTTCTTCAAAGCTGCAAAACAAGCACTTATAGAAAATCCTACTCAAAAATATCCACAATCACAATGGGGATTTTTCTTAAAATTAGAAGAAATTCCAAACGCCATCGAATCATTTAAAAAACTTGAAGAAAAATACGATGTCTGGATTTTAACAAAACCTTCTTTCAGAAACGTAAATTGCTTCACTGAAAAAGCACAATGGGTATGGGATCATTTAGGTTTTGAAGTTCTGGAAAAAACTATTATGTGTGGAGATAAATCCTTATTAAAAGGAGAATATCTTATTGATGATATGGACGGTGATGGTCAACCAAATTTTGAAGGAGAATGGATTAGATTTAGATCTAAACAATTTCCAGATTGGAATTCAGTTACTAACTATTTATTAAATGAAAATTAATGAAAATAGACAATACACAATTACATTTTTCAAAAAGTCCAAAAAATTATTCTAGAAAAAATAATATTTGTTCTTGTTTGTGCCCAGTAGTATCACGGCCTATACTGACTGATGTTTTAGACAACGTAAAAGTTAAATACAAACTTACAATAAATGAACTGTGTGCTAAACCTGAGAAAAAAAATTATAGAAGATCATGGTCAACTTTTCAATATTGGGCATTTTTTGACAAAATAATTGAATTGCCAAAAATATTTGATGAACTAAATGAAAATGATTTTATTATTAAAACCGCATATTTTACAAGAGATGATGTACAAATACCTTTTGTTTCTGAAATAGAAATAATTAACTTGAAAAAATATAAAAATATTAAAATAAAAGATAACAGGAAAAGGAAGTTACTAAATTTAATATATAATTGATATGGACAATTTAACAGCATTAAAAAATTTGATTCTTGCTCCATATATGTTAAAAGCTACAGCTTTAATTGGAGTAAGTCGTAAAGTTGGTGGAAATCAATTTCGACACCAATTTGCTACACTTGGTATATTATTTGATTATAAATATACCGATTCAGTTTTACTCAAAGCATCATTACTACACGATCTTGCAGAAGACTTTAGTAATAACAACTTTGATGAAATACGTTATATTGATAGTGATGGTAGTGCAGTGGTCAATCTAATTTTAGAAGTAACAAAAGATGAAAATGAAACTAAGGGAGTTTATCTTGAAAGATTATTAACACACGGTTCAACAAACGCAAAAATACTTAAATGCGCAGATCGAATAAGTAATCTTACAGATTTACATTTAGACACACACACCGCAGGTAAAATATCTCTGTACCTAGAACAAACAGAAAAATATGTTTTACCTATGGCAAAAGAAGTAAATCCTAATTTTGAAAAAGAAATTGCAGATTTAATTCTCGAAAGAAGAAAATTGTGTGATCTATAATTCAAACAATGTATAGAGAAAAAGACGAAGAAAAAACAGAAAGAATTAAAAACTGGTTTATATCAGTTAAATCTAAAGTGAAACATTGGTTCAATAAAATTTTTAAAGTTTTAATAAATATGACAAAAGAAAATAGTAAATCAAACATTAGAAATATTGAAATTTTTAAAATTAAAAGTGAATTTCAAACACCATTGCGTAGCTCATACGAAATTGCGAATTGTAAAATTGGCGATTATATACTAATAATTGATGAAATAGTTTGGGTACAAGATACTAACGAAACAAGACAAGAACAATACGCAGAAGCAATTTACACACCGCAATTTGTAAGAGTCAATCCAAAAATGTTTCAAAAATTAACATGAAATAATTTTTTTATTCGGAAAAATAAATTATCTTTGTAATGTCAAAATAAAATTAAACTTTTAGAAAAAAACGAATATAAAATAAATATATATAACAAAAACAATTAAAAAATAGAAATCATGACAAGAGTAAGCAAACATAGTAAATCCTTTAAATTTTGGTCATCAAAAACCAAGGTTCGGATCTGTGTCTTGTCAGCTAATTAAAAAATTACTGAACTACAACGAAAATCCGAACCCTTAAAAAGTTCGGATTTTTTATTTTAAAATAAGTTAATAAAAAAGAAAATGATAAAAATAAACAAACATAGTAAATCATCCTTTAAATTTTGGTCAAAAAACCAAAGTTCGGAAAAACCTATGTCTTAATCAAAAAAATTAAGACTGAAAAAATCCGAACTAAAAAAAGTTCGGATTTTTTTGTTCTTTGAAATGTTGTAGAAAATGACTCGGTGGCAGAGATAGGCGTGATGCACTGGACTTTTAATCCAGGATCTGTTAAAGTGTACGTGGGTTCGATTCCCACCCGGGTCACAAACAAATGCGGCAGTGGGCATTGGTAAGCCAAACAGTCTCCAAAACTGCGACCTGATAAGTCCTGAGAGTTCGATTCTTTCCTGCCGTGCAAATTATGGAGGTGTAACACGAAATTGGTATCGTTCCGGTCCTGAAAACCGGTCATCGTCGGAAGGCGGTGTGGGGGTTCGAGTCCCTTCTCCTCCGCAAAAGAATACTTACAGCAAACATATGGTTAACAACAATTGAAAAATTGTTTAGTGGCTCGACACCACAAAAGTATTCTGTAAACGTGATGATAACTCAGCGGTAGAGTGCTTCCCTGAAGAGGAAGTGGCCGGTGGTTCAAATCCATCTCATCACACAAATTGGAGAGTTGCCTGAGCGGTTAAAGGAGCAGTTTGCTAAACTGTCATCGGGAAACTGGTGCGAGGGTTCGAATCCCTCACTCTCCGCACATGGTGATTGTAACCGGTAATGGCGCCCGACCAGTCTGTGAATCTGGAATCTGAAAAGACCATGTGGGTTCGAGTCCCACCATTCACCCTTTATAATTTTTAATAAATAATTACTCCGAAACCTTTTGTTGACCCATATTTTTTTTTATATATACTTATAAAAGAATTATGGGTCAAAAATGGTTAGAAAGTGAAAAAAATGAAGCAATAAATTTATTATCTAAGGGTAAAAGTTACAAACAAGTTGCAGAAATATTAAATAGAACAACTAAAAGTGTTCAGAGAAAATTACAAGGTTGTCATTCAATATATAGGAAAGTATCTTTATATCAAGAAATAAATTGCAAATCTTGTGGTAAAAATTTTAATTCTCTTAAATCAGAAAAAAGAATTTTTTGTAGTAAAAAATGCCAATTACAAAATATAATAGACGATAAAAAAATAGATTTTAATAAACTAAAAAATTCAAAATGTGTAGATTGTGGTTGTGATATTAAAATAAAAAATAATTCAAATTATATAACTTCAAGATGTGAAAAATGTAAAGAAAATAATAAAAATACATTTTGTAAATTTTGTGGAAAAAAATTAAATAGTAAAATAATTTGTGCAAATTGTAAACCATACGAAAGAAATGTTTTTTTTTATAAGAAATTAAATTTAAAAATAAATAAAGAATTGACTCTAATAAATGATGACGCTATAAAAATTTTATATGAATTATATTATGATAAAAAATATTCGAGATTACAAATAAGTGAATTATTAAAAATAGATAAAAAAACACTTTATAAATTTTTTATTAAAAATAATTTTAAATTAAGAAAATTATCTGATTGTATTTCAAATGCTATATATCAAGGTAGATTAAAATATGGTGAAGCCAAAAATAAATATAAATCTGGTTGGCATAAAACTTGGGAAAATGAAAATATTTATTATAGAAGTAGTTATGAATTAATTTATTGTAATTATTTGGATGAACAAAAAATAAAATATTATATGGAAAAAATCAGGATAAAATATTGGGATTCTATATTAAAGAAAGAAAGAATTGCAATACCCGATTTTTATCTTCCGAACACAAATGAAATAGTAGAAATAAAATCAAATTGGACATATGATGAACAAAATATGAAAGATAAATTTCTAGCTTATAAAAATAATGGATTTAATGTTAAATTAATTTTAGAATTTAAGGAATATAAAATATAATATGGAACGGTAACTCAGTTGCGTAGAGTGCTTCCCTGAAGAGGAAGTGGTCATAGGTTCGATTCCTATTCGTTCCACAACTATTTTTTAGAGTTTTGACCTTGTAGCTCAGTTGGTAGATTAAGCACCTGGCTTTTAACCAGGGGGTCGTGGGTTCGAGTCCCACCGGGGTCACAATTATTACCAACATTTTATTAACATTTTAAAATTAGAAATTATGTACAGAATTCAATATCAATATCAGACAGGAGATTCTTTTCACACAGAAGATAGAGAAGATATTCTTGAATATGAATGGTTAGACTTAGATATTGCAAAAGAATGTTTAAGAAGAATAAAAGAACATTATCTTTGGTATGAAAGTCTTGAAAATTCTTATTCATTTAGAGATCCAGTAAGTAAACCAGTTTGGCATAACGTAAAAATTCAAAGACTTGGTGATAGAAACGAACATTGTTTGATCAACTTACCTGTAGATAATGGAAAAGAAATACAATTTTGGCCGCCTTGGTGTGGTTATTTTGAAAGATTGTATGGTGCTGAAATAATAGGTGATGATATGAAATTTGAATTGTAAGGGTGAAATTCCCTTACATATATGCCTCCGTATCCGTAATTGGCTTTCGGGCCTGACTCTTAATCAGGGGTATGTGGGTTCGAGTCCCATCGGAGGTACAAAAATAAACTAAAAAAATATGGAAAGTATTAAAACAATAGTAAATGGAACACAGGCAAGTTTAAGTCATATTTGTAATGGTAAAGCTTGTTATAAAAATTATGACAGCAGATCATTCGTATCAGCTTGAAATAAATATAATGAATGAAGAATGGAAAGATGTTTATGTATATTCAGAATATAAGGCAATTACATTAATGCGATGGATTAGATTAGGATTAGAAAAAAATGATGGGTCTTTTATTATGTTAAAATGAAATTAATATTAATTTCATTTTAACTATATCCTATCCAAGCATTTAATTTAACTTTTTTCCAATTATTATAATTTTTAGTATTATCTGAACCTAAATTTAATATAGACATTGTTCTATGCCAGCCTTCGAGCAATTCATAACCTTCTGGTGTATCTAGTATGATAACTGGTTCATTATTACCATAATTTTTTATGTATAAATTTTTATGTAGTTTATTTCTTTTTTCATCGTCTGGTATATCTGTTATATTTAAATTGCCTATTTCTCTTTCTTTCATAAAATCCTGAGTATTTTTAGTAAAATCGGAAATATTAACTTCAACAACTTGTTTTTTCCATTCGATGTCAGTCCAATCTGAAAAAAAATCCATTATTTCTTCTTCATCTGCATCATTATTTATTAGATTGATAAAATCCGTTTTAAATGTACCATTATGTGCATAAAAAAATTCTTTAAATACGTATATTGGTGTATTATGAAAAAAAGATTTCATTTGTGCATAAATATCTTTATTTCTTGTTTCGTTTATAAATTTTTCAAAAACTTTAATATATTTCATATATATTATATATATAAATTTTAAAACAACATTATGAAAAATGCCAAGCAAGAATTTCTAGAAGTTACTGAAAATTACAAGGTGATTGCTGCTGTTATTTCATCACTATCAAGTGATGATAGTGATGATAGTGATGATAGTGATGATAATGTATTTAGATTAAAACCATTATATACAAAACAAAATTATGAAGACTTTTTGAAATTTTTAG